GGCGCTGGTGGTAACGGTCTAGTAACGGTTTAGTAACGGTCTAGTAACGGTCTAGTAACGGTCTAGTAACGGTTATAGATATAAAAAAAGGGTTATAGCTTATGCTATAACCCCGATCCGATAACCCGACCCGATAACCCGACCCGATCCGATCCCGATATTTTAAAATTCATTAATACTTTTTAAAGTTTGCTGCCCGTAATGTTGCCCGATCTCGACCTCAACTACTTGATCCCGATCTAGGTAGTTTTCTACACTGTATGCTAACCCGCAATCCACTGCCGTTCTAAATAATTGGAAGTCCTGATTTGCGGTTACCATCGCAATTAAAAACCGAGGGTTTCCATTTAATGAGTTTTTAAGCCTTTTTACTTTGCTTAACTTTCCGATATACTTTCTAACTTGCTTCATCTGTCTACTCCTTTTCTAGATATAATCCCAAACTATCCCATAATATAATATGTGTCAACACTAAATATAAACTTTTTTATATTTATTTTAGTAACAGTTCAGTAACGGTACCCCCCCCATTTACCCCCCTTAAAAGCCGAACAATTGTTCGGGTTGTGCGCGGGACATAAAAAAAGCGGGACACTGTCCCGCCAGTTAGTTATGGAAATTTTAATAATGCGTCCATCCATAGTTATCGAATGCTGCCCGTGGTTCCCCGTCTTTGTTTTGAATGAGGATCTCCTCCCATCCTGATTGGCTCAGACCATCGAAGCGCACATAACCTGCAACCCAACTTTTTGCCTCGTTATAGTTGTCAGTCTCGTGAAGCATTGCTGCTCCACATGTGTCGGCGTATCCTAAGATTTGATATGTCATTTTATTTCTCCTTTTTCTAGATATAACCCCATACTATCCCACACTATATATAATGTCAACACAAAAAATAAAAAAATTTATATTTATTTTAGTAACGGTTTGGTAACGGTTGCCAGGGTCAGTCACCTGGCCTGGGCGGGAAAGCCGAACAATTGTTTGGGTTCTTATGCCTGGGCAAAGATCCGCCTGCCTGGGCGGGAAATCCCCTGGAGAGAATCAAGCAGTTGCCTGGGAGTCAGCGCCCTGGTATAATAAACCCGAACAATTCTTCGGGTTATCCCGATCCGCCTGGGAAAATCCCGACCCCGATCCCGACTTGCCTGGGAATCCCGCACAAGGCCCGACAGAACCCGAACAAATTTTCGGCTTCCCGACCCCGAAACTTCTCCTCCCCCGCCTCCTCCGCCAAAAAAACGGGGTTAGGGGGCGTTTCTCCGCCCTCCCCAAGCTATAAGACTACTCTGCCGCCTCTTGATTATATTCCGTTATAGGAATATGTTCGGGTTCTGCGGGGTTTTCTGCTGGTGTTACGTCAACCATGCGGTTTTTAGCACGATCCATAAACTCTTGAAGCTGTTCTACGATTTGCTCCCGACTGAGATTGTCAACATGTTCATGCGTTACATGGCTACGGGCGACCATTAATCCCGTTACCTTTAGTCTGAGTTCCTCGGCTTTAATTGCTGCTGAGAAGTTCCCCTCTTGCCATGCTTCATCTCTTAGCCGTTGCATATCCCGAACAGATTTGGTGACAGATACCCCGTATTTTGCTTCAAGCTCTAAGCGCATTTCCTCCATGCGTTCTTTCACTCGTGCGTGGTTTAGAAGCTGTACGGCAGAAACGTTCGGGTTCTTGTACCCTGCATCTCTTGCTGCTGCGGTCTGTGTCATGTCTTTGTGAATGTAGTTATCCAGAAACTTCTGCTGCGGTGGCGTTAGTCTCTTTTCTCCTTTTGCTATCTGCTCCCCGACCTTTGGCATGACTGCTCCCGTGCTACCCGAACAATTTGTCGGTTTATATTACCTGATCCGCTGCTGCCGTCAAGTGCTGACGTTCCCAAAATATCCCAAATCTTTTCGATCCATCTACTCCAAGGGGGGTAAGGTATATATACCCCCCTTTAGGGGGGTGCATTTCTGGAGTAAATAAACCATTGAAAACATTGACTTTTTTAGTCCAGAATGGCTTTCTGGAGTGTCTGGAGTAAAGTGATTAAACCATTGATTTTATTAACTTTTTTACTCCAACTCCAGATTTTAACTTTCTGGACTAAATATTTCTGGAGTAAATTAATATAAAAAAAATTATAAAAGTTATTGACAATCCCAAACTTTACCATTTATAAGGGTCATATCATAATTTTAAACCAACGGAGGGATATTATGACATATACAATTAAACAAAGAATTTTTAACGACCTACAGGGTTCAGAAACAGACTCTAATCATGTCACAAGGCGCATGTTTCGTTGTTGGCTTGATGGCTCTTATTTAGGTGAAGAGCATTACCGTCAAAACGTTGCTGATCTTAAAGAGATTTGTGATGGCGGCTTAAAAGGTTTTGGCATTCGCCTACATAGTTGGGTTATCAATCAGTTTACACGTTACACTGCGCACGATGCTGATTGTTCTTATGGTTACGCTCAAAAGTGCGTTGTAGAGTATTTCAAAAATGTTGAAAGAAATTATGAAAATCTTTCAGACCCACACTTGGACTACAAACATTTTTTGTGGCTTTACACAGAAGAACTAACTGAAGACGCTCTTGACCTTATTGAAGACTATTACAAGGAAACAAAAGCAAAATGGGATAAGGAATATAAAAAGAAAAAACCTGTTCTATATGTTAAAACAGAGACAACGCTTTATCCTAACACAGATTTTTATAAAGACCTTGCTCTTTATGAAGAGCGTTTGAAAGCAGGTAGGTTACATTAATAATTGCAGGCTAGGTTATCTCCTTAACCTTGGTTTCCATGATGGGCGGCATGGTCTGCGAACCGCCCAAAACATTGAGAGGCTTCGGCCTCTCTTTTTTTGTTGACGTTTGGGATTTTATGGGATAAAAGAATTTATCTAGAAAACAAGGAGTAATTAAAATGTATTATCTAGCATATGGGATGAACACGAACCGCGATGCGATGGCGGCAAGATGTCCAAAAGCAAAACCAATGGGCGGTTTTTATCTGCCTAATCATCGTTTAATTTTTCGTGGCGTGGCTGACTTTCGTTACGACCCTGATTGTGTGTTGCCTGTTGTATTGTGGGAGATCACTCACGATTGCTTGATGTCACTTGATAAACTTGAAGGCTATCCGACTTTATATGATAGGCGCAAGATCAACGGTAATTGGATTATCTACGACATGAACGGCAACAAAGGAAACTTACGGCATCCATCAAGCGGCTATTACGATATGATTGAGAGCGGATACAATGATTTCGGTCTTGATGATTGGTACTTGAGAGCGGCTAGGGAAGATGCGTCTTTCAATGAGATTGGAGAAAAAAATGGGACACGTTCATTTTGTGGGGTTCAGGACTGATGCCCAACACAGTGCCGCCGTCAAAGTTTGGGGGAAACCCGATTTTGTCCACAAATGGCATGACAAAAGAATGCGGGGAGATATCGACCCCGATAAGGATACCGTGGTTTTTGCTGAAGGAGCAACGCTCCAACCGTCCAACTGGACATGGCAAGATCATCAACTTTGGTAAATAAAGCCCCCGCAAATTCAAGCGGGGGTTTTTTTATACTAACCAGGAACCCGAACAATTTATCGGGTTTTATTTTTTTGTCCCGATGCTGACTTTTTTCTTGCATTGGGATTTTTCCCATGTTAAAACATTTCTTGCAGGGAGACATGGTCTGTAACTTTCTGCCTCATTAACTTGATACCCCCAGTTCCTCCGTTCTGGGGGTTTTTTTTATTTATAAATTTTTTTATTTTTTTACTTGACACTAAGAATAAACTATTTTATGTATGGGACATCTAGTATAATGAAAAGGAGTAAAATCATGGGTTTAGATATGTATTTAAGAGGCGACAAGTTCGTTAGTCAGTACGATCATTCACAGCAAGCGCCCGAAGGTGGGTCACTTGAAGTGAAGCGCCCCGTTGTTGATGGGTTCGATGTAGAGACATATGTTTTGGACATGGGCACATGGCGCAAGTTCGCACCGTTGCACGTTTACATTGTAAATGAGTTTGCTGATGGTGTTGATAAATGCCAGAGAATTGATCTTGAGGCTGAACAGTTGCGCAAGATTGCCAATGCATTACGCGATAACAAATTGCCTAGCAATGATGATTGTCACGGCTGTTTTTTTGGCGGTCCAGAGATGTGGGATGAAGACCGATCCGAGGGCAAGGAACACGCTAAGTTATTCGACAATGCTGCTGATTGGGTGGAGTCCACCTCTTGGGCTAGTGTTACCTATCAGGCGAGTTGGTAAGATGGACAGCGTTGACCCGATGGAAATTATGTTAAGCGATGTCTTTGACAAAGTGTTTTATAATAAGGAGCAAGAAGCAAGCCGCAAGTTTTGCGAAGAATGCGATGGATGGGGGGCAATTGAGGTTGATGCCCCCCGACCACACGGCTTTGACCGTGACGTTGGTTACATGGACGTTGATAAAATCGAATGCCCCGAATGTGAGGGCACAGGAGTAAAGGAGACAGAAGATGTTTCATAAGATGGTAACGAAGCTTTGGCAGGGTGATAAAGTATCTGTCAGGGATTACGAAGTAAAGAAGGCCATTGATCTTGGTGGCCTTCATTTAACCTATGACAATCAAGTTATGACTTTAACCCCCGATGATCTGATTAAGTTGAAGCCAGAGGATAAGGTTTATTCATCCCGAACAGGTGGTCAAAATTATAGCTTAGTTGATATTTTATTTAAACCAGATGAGGAGACAGAACAATGACTTATCAGAGTAGAAACCCCATTGTTTTAGAGGCCATTGAAAAGGCTTGGGAAAATTCAAAGACGCAAAAGGAAGCGGCTGAAAAGTATCTTAATATGTTGCGTAATGATAAAGATTTGCGTGATGCGGCTACCGCACGTTATTTGCAGCGCATTGCGTCTGAAGATGTGAGCGCCAGATCAAGAACAAACCGAATTAGTTTTAGGCGTCAGGCTGAAAAGATTTCAAAGCAGGTTTTGTTAAAGAAGGGCGAACATTCTACCCCGAATGTGTCTTTGAAAAATACGGCTGTTAATTATGCCAAGAATATCTTTGATTACTTTGCATTGCCCGAATTGGGTATTGCTCTTGGAGATGCAACTAAAGGCGATTTAGAGATTGTTGTTAAGCGAGAGCATAGCAAGATGAGTACGCATAAACACAATCATAAGTTTCTATCTGCTATCTTGGAGAAGATGCCCGAAGGTAAAATTGTTCGGGATGTTTGGAAGATTGAAGATGTAGAGGCCATCCATACGGATGTGATGGTGTCGTAATGTTATATGGGAGCCAACAAAATTGCACAGAAATGTTACCTTGTGACCGCTCCCACCAGTTAGGGGAGGGTCAGTTATCCACCACAGGAATGTCAGGTGTGGTCCACCCTCCTCTATTAGTTTATGGGAGCCAAGGATCTGACGCAGAAATGCCAATGCGCGATTGCTCCCAAGGGGAGGGTCAGACTATGCACGCAGAAATGCCAATGCCGAATTGCCCTTCCCGATTAGTTTATGGGAGCCAAAGTCATGGCACAGAAATGTCACACTTAGTGCGCTCCCACCAGTTTACGGGAGCCTTTGTTACCACGCAGCAATGCCCATCTATGATCGCTCCCACTTATTTACCAGAGGCCAAACACCAGTTGCAGAAATGCTATTTGAAAATCGCCTCTCAAGGGAAGGGTTATCATGGCCCCGCAGAAATGCCATTCATGGTTCACCCTTCCCACCAGTTTTGGGCCAACCCAAGTACGCAGAAATGCCGTGAAGTTGACGCCCACCAGTTAGGAAAGGACATAATTTGTACGCTAATCAAGCCGCTACTGTTTCTCCCTTTTCTATTAATTTATGGGAGGATCGCGAAGCGGTCGCAGAAATGCCCTTGTGAACACACCCTCCCACCAGATTTGGGCCATACGATCGTCACAGCAATGTTATGTAATTGACGCCCAATATAACCAGAGGCCATCAACGACACGCAGCAATGCCACAACGTAGTCGCCTCGCAACTAGGAAAGAAGTAAAATGGACACAAGATATGAAGACCCGACTATCGCAATGATTTATCGAACATGGCGCAACCGTCAAAATATGGTTCGCGCTGAAGGTAAATTAGTATTGCAAATTAAAGCTATCTGTAGAGGTTTTGCAGATGGTGAGATTAAAGCAGCAAACAAATTATTTGTTGCTTTGAAAAAAGGAGAAGGCTCAATTGAGCTTATGGCTGCAACAAAACCATTGTTTGATGCCAGAGAACCTTTGTTAAAAAGTAGAGCAGGTTTTGAAAAGTGGTTATCTGACTTAGCAAAAGAATTACCTGTTGCAACTTTTGTGGACAAAGTAAGAGGCTTTGGTCATTTAGGCTTGGCAGGTATTGTTGGAGAAGTTGGCGACTTCATGGCTTACGAGAAAGAACTGGACGGTATTTATAAACGTGCAGGACTTGCCGTGATTGATGGAGAGCGTCAGCGTAAGCACAGCAATGCTGAAATGGCATTGGTTCATGGCTATAGCCCCTCAAGGCATGCGGTCTTCTGGACAATTGGCGACAGTCTTCTCAAGGCTCAAGGCAAAGAAGAGAACGCAGGGCCATACAGAATGGTGTACGATAAGCGTAAGATCATGGAGCGTGAGAGAGTTGAAACAGACGGTCATGCGCATAACAGAGCTTTACGTTATATGACAAAGCGTTTGGTTAGAGATTTATACAAAGAATGGAAGGAAGTAGCATAATGTCTATTGCAGATGATACGATGTGTATGCATTACACACTTGAGCGGTTGGGCGGTATTAAGACCGAAACTGACTTACGAGAGTTTATGGAAGAAATCAGGCATAACATTGGCGTGAACGATGAATGGCGTGAAGCTAACCCAGATGGCGATATGCCCGATGGTTCGTTTGTTGATGATCCTGATGATTTTGATATGAACTCTGCGCTTGAGAGGGTTAAGCGTAATTACATTGAGAGAGCTTTAACTAAAACCAAAACTTTGTCTGAGGCTGCTGAATTGCTTGGCTTCTCTAATTACCAGACTTTGCAGAACTGGATTGACCGATTGGAGAAGGCTCAATACGAGGCTGAAGACAAAAGAATGGGAGTAAGTTGATGATTAAATACTTTACGTTTATGGTGCTGACTTATTTCGTGCAAGGCGAACAAGTTACGCATAACATACTATTTAAAAGCTATGACGATTGTAGTCACAGCAAAGAAGCCATGTACTTTATGATGGAGCATCAACATGACGATGTGCATATTTATTGTAAGGGCACAGCGGTTGCTTCTAATGAACTTGTTAAGCCGAAAGCGAGGCCATGAAAGATAGAACTAACAAAAAGTGGACTGAGGCAGAGAAGGAGTGGATGGGTTATAAACGTAAATTAGCAAACTTTAAAAAAGAAAGCGTTAGTTTATCCAAACCTCCTTGGGAAAAAGAAGCCGAACAAATTAAAAAAGATAAGAAAAAAAATTAGCGGGGATTTACCCCGCTTTTTTTTGTCCCTGGTTGATAACCCGAATAAATGTTTGTATTATTTGCCTGGGGCAGGTTTTGAAGCGGGTTTCTTTTCTTGTCCCACGACTATTTTTCTTTCCAACATGTCCAACAAAGATACTAATTCTTCACCCTGTTGTTTGACATTAAAAAAGCCCATCTGTTCTGTGTGACTAACTAACAAACGGGCTTTTCTTTTAAGCTGATTTAATATCGCTTGTGTTTCTATGTCCAAACGGCATCTCCTTCTAAAAGAATTGCAGGACCGACAAGCACTTGACCGCATAGTTTAGATGCTTCGCTGTTGAACTCCAATCCTTCAAGCAAACCAGATTCGTTTACCAACACTTGCACATTTGGTTTGTTTGGAACGTGAACCATCTCAACCAAACCACCGACAATCTTTTGTGCTTCTTCAAGCGTTGGTGCTGTTTCTTTAAATACTGTAATCATAATCTTTCCTTTTTCTAGAGTAATTGGGATTTATACCATACTGTCCCAAGCTAGTCAACAATATTAATACCCAAACTCCTGTTCTTCTTGATGCAAACGACCCCCGACAACTCCGAGCCACTTTCTTGAAGTGTTACGCGATGCTTTATATCTGCCGATACGACCATCATTCATTAATTTATTAACACTCGCAATAATTGTTGATTCTGCCCAACGCTTGAGATTAGCAGCATTTATGTCATCATGGGTGGCAGTTCTAATTGTTTCATAAGCACCATCTGTTCCACCACCATTAGTCATTTGAATACCACGACCTTCCCGATCTGCGATTAGAGCAAACAGATATTCTTCCCGACTTTTAACTTTTTCCATAACCTGTCTGGATGATTTTAAATCTACTGTTCTATCTTCAAGCAATCCCGTATTTGGGTTTCTAATGAAGTGTCTTATTTCCCGATTTGCAGGACCGTTTGATTTTACAACTGCGCCATCAAATACAGCGTTTCTTGTATATTCTATATTTAATTCTGTGCATCTGCTTTGAGCTAATGATGCATCTACTTGCCAAACGGCAAAGGCTGAACGAACACCATCAACAATCGCTGATGTACCCCGAATAAGGTTACGAGCTTCTTCTGGCTTTGTGATTGGTTCTTTGTCTCTAATTTTAGCCATGTGATGATTTACCATGACTGTTGCCCCTGTTTCTGTAGATATTTGAGCCAACAAACCCATGAATGCTGCGCCTGCGGCAGGATCAGCGTTTACATCTGCGTGAACAAATGATGCCATTGGATCAATAACAACTAACGCAAGGTCTTCAATCTCCAACATTTCTTCATAAATCTTCTCAAATTCTGGTGATGTTGCGTATGTATTGTCTACTTTCATCATAATTGGAAACACACCGCCTTCGTTCGGCAGCGGTACGATGATGCAATCATGTGAATAACCCGAACGTTTGTTCAGGGGATCTAGCCTGCTGATCCGTCTGTGGATCTCATCTTTGTCATCTTCTGCTGATAAAATGATTGATGTGCCATGATTAGCAACTAAACCCCCGAAAGAGCTTTGCATACCATCGCCCGATGCTACCTTCATCGCTAGATCAAGCGTCATCATGCCTTTACCGCTATCCCCTGCGGCTGCAAACACCACTGGTACTCCAAGAGGTATTGTATCCCCGATCAAAAACTTCTGCTCTGGAGCAGAACCAACAAACTGCTGACTAATAAGTAAATTCTGGTTCTTGAGAGATAATACCTTTTTAACCTTATGCGTAGGCGCATTGAGAAAGTTTGAAATATCAAATCCTTCTTCAATCGCATCTGCTGCATCCCACTTTTTAGGCTTACCCTTTGGTGGCACGAGCATGGTGATTGATTTTGCACCTGCATTCTGAGCCAGTTCTTGTACTATCCTAGCTAGTTTTTTACCTGCATCATCATTATCAGGCCATATGATTAGCTCTCTGCCTTGTAATGGAGAGAAATCAAACTTGTCTTTTGTATTACGGGATAACATCCCTGCACCACCGATAGTACAAGTAGCTGTGTATCCTTGTTTTGTTAGCTCATCTGCGCACTTTTCACCCTCTACCCATATTATGCGATCTGATTGAGCAATATCAGGGAGGTTATAAAGTGGTCTGGTTTCAGGTAAACGAGGAAACTGGCGGAACTCTTTCTTCGTATTCCCGTCCGTATCCCGAACAATTTCACCCGTTGGATCTCTTTCGATATATCTTCGTACCGTTACAAGGACTTCCCCATCAGTTGATAGGTAGAAATACTCGCCATCGTGCGGCGTGTTAGTATCAATGACCCGCTTTTGTCGAACTTGTTCGGGTTGTTCTTCCTGGGGCTGCTGTAACTTGTTCGGGTTAATTGGGTTAATTGGCGCTTCTGCCTGGGGACGATCTAAGAACGTAGAGAAATGTTCGGCTACATCTGTGATTTTCCACCTGTAAGCCTCCATTAGAATCTTGGATATACCCCCGATCCCGTCACCACTATTGAAATCCATGCCGCGCATAAAGTTAGGGCTTGATGGATCAATGTTTATTTTAAGAGATTGCCCTGCCTCACCTGACAATGAGCCAAGATAGAACTCATTCCGAACAACTCTTCCGTTTGGGTAGGCATTCTTTAGTGCTTCGATTTGTACATATGAAGGAACTTTCTCCGTAATCTCAGCGACTATATCTTTTTGATTGCTACCATATATTGTATTGCCAACTACTCTTAATGACATTATATTGTCCTCATACTCGTATTTACCACTTCAGGGGTTAGCATTGACACGGTGCTGACCCCTAATTACATTCATCTTTCCAACAAGTCTCCCTAAACTCACAAAACTTGCAAAGATAAAAATCTTTGCTCTGAGCTATGCGAGGTAGAATGTCACCTGCTTTTGATGCAGTCAAGATATTTACTGCCTTATCACTTGCTGCCTGTGCCAACTCCTTATCAAAAGGAATAAGTTCATAGTATATTTCAGACGTATTTTTATTCACGACTGTAAACAATGCAGGGCATTCTGTTAGATCCATGTAAGCCTGATACAGAGCGATCTGCGTTGCATATGTTGGATTTGCCTTCGCCACACCCATGCGTTGAAAAGCTTTCCATTTGCTGTCTTTCGCTGACTTGTTTTCCCACAAAGATGGGTAGCCCATATCAACAGGACCATCACAGATAACTCCATCTATGTGTCCTTTGATTTCATCATCAGCGATTGAGAACCCAAACTGCTCTCCCATCTTATCTTCTGTCCTAAGATCAAAGCCTGCATCCTTTATCCACTTGGCTGCGTAATCTTCGATCCCGTGACCAAACTCAAAGATGCGTAATGTCTGTGCGCTAAAGCCAGAGTTCTCATCTTGAGGATAATTTAGGTAACGATACTGAATTTTACGGCTGCACTCATCGCCAATACTTGACGCTCCCAGGTACTTCCGCCGCTCTCTTCGCTCATTAAGCCGAACAATTCCTCGGTCTACAGCCTTTGCTATAGACTCTATTACAGGATCAGAACGGGATACTTGTAGGGGGCCAAGTGCCCGTTGACTTAAAGTAAT